TCTTCTCGATTATTTATCTCTAGTCTAGCTTTTTCTTTTTCTACAGCTAATTGAGTTAATTTATCGTTAGCTTCCATAATTTTAGAAGCGTCTTGTCCTTCGATTGCTGATTGAAGGGCTACTTTGACCTGTTCTCTTTGAGCATCTACTCTTGCATCTAATTCTTTTAGATACTGATCGTCAGTAGAATTTAACTTTTTAAGATTAGTGTCAAATTTCTTTTGTACACCTTGTGCATATTCAAGTGCAGCTTTTTCTCTTCTTTCTGCTTCTTTTTTTTGAAAGACAAGTTTATCAATTCTTTTTTGATAATCTCTTCTTGATTCTCCAAGGTTTGGTTTTTCTTCTTCAGATTTTTGTTCAACTTTTTTTTCTTCTACAACTTCTTCTTTTACATCTTCAGTTATTTCTATTTTTGGTTGATCTTTTTTTTCTTCAGAAGGTTTATCGTGACCAGTATAACCTAGGTCAACTTCACCAACATTTAAGTTGGGTTCTTTTTCTTTTACGGTCTCTTCTTTAACATCAATGCTTTCTTCTTTTACATTGTCTGTATCAAGTTCGACTTCTTTTTCTTTAGCTAATAATGCTTCTGCACTATAGTCTTTTACTTCTGCCATGTTTATCCTCCTTTATTAAAATAAATGGAGAATATCTTCTGGCTTTCCTATAGTTCCTATTATTTCGTCATCATTAAGAATACGGTGTTCACCGAATTTAGTTTGAAATCTACTTCCAGTGTATCTGCCATAAACAACAAATTCACCTTCTTTGCACCATGGACCATTTGGAAATTTTTCTTTGTCTTGATAGCAAAGGTCACCCAACTTAACGACTAATCCAACGACTGTTGTCATTTGAATTTTGTCCTGAGTTTCGTCTGCTAAAATAACACCGCCTTTTGTCTTTGCTTTACCAGACCATGGTCTAACAAGCATACGGTATCCAACTGGGTTAGGTATGATTTCAAGATATTCTTTGATGCCTTTGGAATCTGTGGGAATTTGTGATTTTACTTCTGCTTCTTTTGTTTGGTCATTACCAAAATCAGTAAGCTTAGGTTTTATCAATTGTACCATCGTTATCCTCCTTATGCAGGTTTTTAATATCCTGAAGCAGCGTTTCTAATCCGCTGAGTCTGCCTCGAGCATACATCAATTGAGATTCAGTTTCAACCCCATAGCATATATGTTCTTTAACACTTGTTATTTGTTTGTTTATAGAATTTCTTATAGCTTCAACTGTATAATGATCTAACATTAATTTCTCTTAAGTGATATTTTATTTTTGCCTTGTTTTAATAACATAAAACCATACTCATTAACAATAATTTTTAACACTGCATCCATATCAAATTTAGAATAATCATCATAAATAAATACTGTACCAGCATGAGATCTTTCTCCAAAAAATATTGATTCTTTAATAACATCTACTGATTTATGTGGACCATCAAAATGAACTAAATCATATTTATTTTTTAATTCTTTTTTATCTCTGTAAATTGGAACACCATCTTCAAATCTTTTCATAAATTCATCATCTTCCATTTGAAATAATGAAAAATTTTTATAATCTAAATCTTTAATTAATTGGTGCTTCATATCATTTGTATAATCAGCCGTAGTAGGTTCTTTTTTATCGTAATGTGAATAATTTAAATTACCATACGGATCAATTCCAATATGCCAATGTTTTTTAAAAATTAATTCTTCTAAAATTAATTTTGATCCTAAGCCTCTCCTTACACCAATTTCGGCTGTAAATAAATCATCACCCTTTAAGGTCTGACAAGCTTCTCTTATCATTTCGTATTCTTTACTATCACCTTCTATCATATTTTAAATGCTTGTAGTGCTGCAAGTTTTTCTTCTGAATCAGTAATGATACCAATTTGTTTATCTATCTCATCTAAATGTTGTGGATGTTCTCCAATTCCTACTGAATTAGTCAGGTATATCTTTATGGTTGCATCAGCTTCAGAAATTTTTGCATTATATCTATCTTCTAATGCATTTATTAAAACCATTTTAAGACTCATAACGAATCTATATATTAAAAATATAAAATTGCAACTCTATATATAAGGTGGGTATATGTCTTTTATTTTGCCTTGAGCTTTCAATTTTTTTAAATCACCTTTTGTCATTTTTGAATAATCTAAATCTTCATAAATTTCTAAATGAGCATCTTTTTGTGGGTGTGGTTTAAATAATCTTTTTATCCAACTCCAAATCATTTTTTGCCTCCGTTACGGAAGATTTGTGTCCCCTTAATTCCATAGATGCTGGCTACGACCAAAATCCACAAATTTGTAAACCAGGACGGGAGCTGCGAAAACATCTCAAAAAATAATTTTACTTTGTCCATCGCACTCGGATCATCCGATACGACTGCCCAAGCGAGTACCACGACGGGCAAACTTAAAATTATCAAAACTGCCTCGTCCTTCCAGTCTGACTGACGGGCTTCTAAAAGTTTTCCTTGGTACTGCTCCTCTCCTCGAGCCATACGATCAGCATGTAGAAGTTGAGCTTCTGACATTGCCATTTTAGTTTTTTGCTTGTTAGCATAAATTTTTGAGCCTGCATTCATTGCAAGTTTTATAGCCGATAACCACATTATTTGTGTCCTCCTCTTTTCATTTTAACTGGAGGTACTTGCGGGTTTGGTCCCCTTTTGGGTGGTGGACCATAACTTACTCCACCAGACAAACCTCCAACATTGTAAGCTTTGAAATTAAAAAAATTATCAGTTGGATTTATTAATTTTTTGTCAACTGCTTTTGTTGCTTGAATAGGTAATATTGGTAAATTATTTGAACCTCCTCCACCACCAGTTCCAATTATTGTTTTTGGTTTATTAATACTTGTTATATTTTTTTTAGAAATATTATTTTTTTTTCTGTTGTATCCCATAGAAGTAGAAGTTTTTTCAAAAAGTTTATTAGTAACTGCACCAGCAAAAGGTACACCAGAAAACATCAAACCATATTTAATTGCTTGACCACTAAATGTTGTACTAGGAGAAATAGTTTCAATAGCTTTTTTTCTTTGTATTTCTAAATTTTGTTTTGCTCTATTTTTTGCAAATTGAGAACCAGCTCCAACTGCACTTCTATCTACACCACCAGAAGGGTCTGCTCTTCCAGCATTTCTTCCTGAAGCAGCATCTGATCTTGCTGCATCTCCTCCTCTATAACCTTTAGGTCTTTTCATTATTTTTTAGCTCTCTTTCTTGCTATATCTACTTTCGCATCAGCAATTCTAATTCTTTCTGCTGCTTGATCTTCATTGTTTTCTAATTTCATTTTTTCAATATCTAATCTTTCATCAATTTCATTTTCTCTTATCTCGTTAGACATCATATCTTGTTCAGCTTTTCTTTGTAGGTCTAAAGCTTTTAAATCTAATTCTCTTTGTTTTAACATTACTAAAGGATCTTGTTTTTGACCCATAGCTTCTGATTGTGCAATCTCTGTTGTAAGTACTGCCACTCTTTGAGCAATCATTCCAGAAATTTTTATCTCTGCACCTTCTGGATCAGCTTGTAACATCTGTTGCATCATAGGATCATTTTGAATCATAGCTCCAACTTCGCCTTGAGCTAACATAGAAACGTGTTCAGATATGTGAGCCTGTAAAGCAGCATACACTTGTGGATTAATTTGTACCATTCTTGTAGACATAAAAGCTCTATGTGCAGTAATATGTGCCATATGATCTTGAGTTGGGAATGCTCTTAATGGTTTTTGCATAATCGCTTCCATATTCTCGGTTGCTGGGTCTTTTGGCACTGGTTTTTCTTGAGGTATAAGCAATTGATCGATATCTTGTGTACCTAAAGCCTCATATACTCTACGATATGCTTCCCTTAAATTGTGCATCATAGGATTTGACATGGCAATCTTTAAATTTTCGTTAGCTAAAGTTACTCTTTGTGCCATACTCATGATATTAGGATCGGCAACTGGAATAACATCCACTCTATCATCGAAATCAGTTTGTTTTACAGCTTGATCTGCACCATATACTGAATATGGGTAGATTGGTGGTAAATATGTACCAAATACTTTTGATAAAAGTCTAAATTCTCTTCTCATTGAGTAATAACATCTCTTGTGTATAGCACTCATGACCCTCGAACCTCGTTCCAACAACGAAACAGTGGTACCAACAGCTCTATTTTGTAAATCATTACCAGTATCCATGTTAGTTATAGCTGCAAACTTCTGTCCAGCTTGTACAACAAAGCCCATAAGTTGGTATAATGTAGCCGATGGTTCTTTAAATGGTAAAATTTGAAACTGATCTTTGATATTTCCACCCGGTGCATCTACATCTCTGAACTCTCCTGGTTGAAATGGTTGGTCATCATCTCTAATTCTTATACCTCTAGACTTAAATCCCGCTGGTAAGTTAGATAATGTACCTGCATCAAGTAATTGTCTTAGTGATTGAGTAGCAGTTCTACTTAATCCACCTATCATATGAGTTAAACCAAACCCATAAAAACCTAATCCTGGTAAAAATTTAAAATGTACAAAGTATTCTTTTCTTTTTTTAGTCTCATCATTCATATCATAGTTACGATAGATAGATAAAATTTGTCCAGAGCCTTCATCAATTGTAATTATGTAAGGTACCTTAACTTGTTTTTCTGAATTTCTATTTTCAAACTCTTCTAAATTACAATCTACATGCATCTCTAAAATAGAAAAAGAATATTGTTTGTCGCCACCCGGTGTAATTCCTTCTAGCTCTTGATATTTTTTTTCAATGTCAGTTGGACCCTTAGAAGTAGGTTTAAGTTCTACATCTCTATAAAAACCAGACTCTTGTTTTTTTAATATTTCATTCTCACCCATTTTAATAACATGAGTAATTCTTTCACAATCCATTAAGTCAGTTGAATAATATGGAACAACTAAATCTTCAGCTGGTATAAATTTTGATACAGCTCTTTGCATAACTTCATCGTAATAAACTTTCTTAAATGCAGAGCCTGCTAATGCTAAATAAAATAATAATTGATCAAACTCTGGAGTGTATTCTTCCATCTCTTCAGTAATCATGTAGTTCATGAAATCTTGAACTCTTTGTGCTTGATTCATTTTTTCAGGATCTTCAACACCAAGGACTCTAGTTTTGACTGGTCCTGATGATGGTAATAATTCTTTATAGGCTTGTGCTTGAAAGGATGTTACTGCCTCACTGAGTAATGGATGAGTAACTGAAGCTGACCCTCTAAATGGTCTAGTCATTTCTCTTTGATTGAGTCCCAATAAATCTAAATTATTGGTATACGAAGTTTCCCAATCTTTTCTTGAGACTCTATCTTTTTTATAATCGTCAAGTAATTGATTAGACATTCTTTGCAGAACATCATCAGACATATCTTCAGCAAGGTTGCTAAAAAATTTTTCAGTCTCACTAACAGCTTCTTCAACTGTTGTAGGCTCTTCCCCCTCTAATTCAATATCAACTTCTTCTGAATCAGGAGTTATAACTTCCTCTTCAATTGCTTTGTCAATTTCAGCCATGTTAAAAACTAATAAAGTTTAGTTGGTTTCATACCACCCATAGCCATTCCACCGCCACGAGCTTTTACCATTTTACCTTTGTTTAATTGTGTTTTTCTACCAAGAATAAATTTATTTGCAAAATCTTTAAGACTTCCAGAACCGCTAGATTCTCCTCTTCTAGATTTCATAGTTTTTGAATAAATATCTTTATTTTTAAATCTTTCTAAACCTTTGGTAATTGTGCCATCATCACCAACAAAAATACTTTTCATATTTCTTTTTGTAGGTAAATCTGATCTTTTAAGTTTAGTAATTCCAGCTACTACTTTTTCTTTTATGTTTCCAAGCATAGGTGGTTTAGAAGCACCTTTCATAGCTGCATTTGAAGTCATAGCTTTTCTTGCACTTGCAAACTTATCTCCTACAGGACCAGATGCTCCCATAAGCTTAGATGCACCATAAAGTGCTGCACCAGCCATAACTGCTTTCTTAAGTTTTTTCTTAAATTTTGACATGTCTTCTCCTTTAGTAATATATATATTTTTTTCTCTTATAACTTTCAACTTCATCCTCGTCAGAATAAGTCTTTATAAAAGAACCTTGTCGGTATCTTAACATAGCTTGTGTGGTACTGTCCACATAATCATCATACTCTCCATGAGGGAAAGCTGCACATTCTTCGATTACTTCTTCTGCCCAATGTTCGTCTCTTGGGTAATAAACTTGTCCAGACTCGAATAAAGGAGCACATGCATTTACTCTTGAATGTTTATCTTGTCCACGTCCAGGTGTGTAATCCATAACAGGTATACCCATTCTTCTAAATTCTTGTAATAAACTTTGACCTGAAGCTTTTGCTTCGATGATAACTGTCTCTGGCTGCCAGTATTTATATTGGTCAAGTGCTACCATTTTTAATTCTGGAAAATCATACTTACCTTTAATTGCATCAATTAACATTATAGCATCTGGTTCAGATTCGTGAGGCGTGAATATTCCCCATGTGGTAATAGCAGAATAATCGGCAGTTTCTTTTTTACTGAATGCCGTGTCGTAAGATTGTATAACATGTTTTAAAGTCGGAAGGTCCTTGGCCCACGGAACCCACCAGTCTCTTTTTAAGATAGCTCCTTCTTCTGATGTTGGATTCTGCATGTATTGTGCAGACCAATTTCTAATTGATATTGACGCTTTAACTTTCTCCAGTTCATCTAGTTCCCAATACTCAGGCCAAACTGGTTGTACGTTTTCATCTTCACCAATTAAAGCTGGAAAAGAAATTTTCTCCCACTTATCTGCTTTAGGTTCAGATTCTGATTTTATCAATCGACCAGTCAAATCATCTTGAGCCCATCTGGTCATTACAAGAACGATAGAGCCTCCCGGTTGTAAACGTTGTCTAGGACCAGACAAGTACCAATCAAAAGTTCTCTCCATCGCACTATCGGATAGTGAGTCTTGTTCAGTATGTGGATCATCGATAATAAGTAAGTCCGCCCCTCGTCCTGTGATAGAACCGCCAACACCCGCTGCAAAGTATTCCCCACCTTG